CCGCCACTACCCCTTCTTCTTTAAACCCATTCAAGATGGTACCACTAACCCACGCATGGAGCTGGCTTTTCGCGAGCCGAGTAAGAGAATCACGAAGAAGAATAAGACTTCGCAGACGGGCGAGGCTCTTAATACGGTAATTAACTGGAAGAACACCACTAACAATGCGTATGATGGAGAGAAGCTCCACATACTGTATCTAGATGAGGCTGGAAAATGGGAAAAACCTACAGACATAAGGGACGCCTGGAGGATTCAACGGACGTGTTTGATCGTCGGTCGAAAAATAATCGGAAAGGCCCTGGTCGGAAGCACCGTAAATCCAATGGACAAGGGTGGAAAGGAATACAAGGACCTTTGGAAGGATTCGGACCCGAACGAGAGGAACAAGAATGGCAGGACTAGAAGCGGCCTGTATAGGCTGTTTATACCAGCATATGATTCCTTAGAGGGGTTTTTTGACAAGTACGGTAATCCAGTCGTATCCGATCCAGAGGAAGTTGTAGAAGGGTTAGACGGTGAAGACATTGTATTTGGAGCCAAGACGTATCTCAAGAACGAAAGAGAGAACTTGAAGAACGATGCGTCAGAGCTTAATGAGGTTATTCGTCAGTTTCCTTTTACAGAAGACGAGGCCTTTAGAGATAGCATTGATGGGAGCGTTTTTAATGTTGGCCACATATATGAACAAATACAATACAACGACGACCTTTTTCCAAATCCAGTAGTAAAAGGCAACTTTGTCTGGAAGGACGGGGTTCAAGATTCGGAGGTTGTATTCAAGCCAGACGCAAAAGGAAGGTTTAGAGTTTCTTGGATGCCCCCAGAGAATATGAGAAACCAAAAGAAGTTTGAAAGAAGTAAACGCATTGCACCTAATGCAGAGCTGGGGGTAGGCGGGGTTGACTCTTATGACCTTGATGCCACCGTCGACGGACGCGGGTCTAAGGGTGCGCTACACTTGTACAACAAGTTCCACATGGAGTACCCATCGAACATGTTTGTGCTTGAGTATGCGTCCCGTCCGCCTCTAGCTAAAATCTTCTATGAGGACTGCCTTATGGCAGCTGTGTTTTATGGGTACCCATTGTTAATTGAAAACAATAAGTACGGTATCGCAAGGTACTTTGAATCAAGGGGTTACGATGGATACTTAATGGAAAGACCTAAACACCTTGTTGCGCCAAACAGCTCTATAAAAACTAAAACCAAGGGTATACCGTCTAACTCTCAAGATGTCATTCAGGCTCACGCTCACGCTATTGAAGCATACATACATGACCACGTTGGAATAAATAGAGAGACTGGTGACTATGGGAAGATGTATTTCAACAGGACCCTTGAGGACTGGATTGGATTTAAGATCAACGACAGAACAAAATTTGACCTTACCATAAGTTCTGGATTGTGTCTTTTGGCCGCGCAAAAAGTGAAGCCAAAAGAGAAGACATCTAGCTTCGATGAGCGCAAATTTTTTAGGCGATATGAGGTGCGCGGATGATTTGTTATATTTGCCCTAAATAATGTATAAATGTATAATAGGGACAAATCGTCTTCTGGCTTCCCCAACCCCCTTGCTAGCGAACAAGAAAAGCGTGACAAGAGCTATGGGTTGCGGTATGCAAAAGCTATAGAAAGCCAGTGGGGTAAGATGGCAGATAAAAGTTCTCTCTACGGAAGTAGAAATGAGATCTTTAGTAGAAACAGGAATTATGCCAACGGAACCCAGGACACCAGTATATACAAACAACTGCTTACTTCTCTTGCGCCAAACAATGGCGAGGGGAGCTTGCTTAACTTGGACTTTACTCCTGTCCCAGTGCTTCCTAAATTTGTTAGGGTTGTTGTAAACAAAATACTGTCAAGAAACCCCTATCCAAACCTTGAGGCTGTAGACCCTCTCTCCTCTTCAGAAAAAAACAAGGAGAAGAACAGAATCAGAACACAAGTAGCCGTAAGAAAGCAGCTTGAAGAACTTAAAGAACAGACAGGTGGTCTTGTTCTTGACGAGGATCCAGCAAACCTTCCAGAGACGCTAGAAGAAGCTGAAATCTTCTTGGATACAAACATCAAGACAGACGCAGAGATAGCAGCTCAAGTTGCCACTAACCTCACCCTCTCTTGGAACAACTTTAATGATGGGACATACAGGAGATGTGTAAACGACTTGACGGCCCTTGGATTGGCGGTTGTAAAAAGAACTAACGATCCCAACTACGGTATTAAGGTCGAGTACGTAGACCCAAAGAACTTTGTCCACAGCTACACCGAAGACCCATTTTTTGAGGACATAGTGTACGCTGGACACATAAAGGAAGTTACTGTAAGTGAGCTTAAGAGAATGGCTGGTGGCGAGCTCACAGAAGATGACTTGAAAGAGATACTTAAGGTAGCTTCCAAGAAGTCAAGCAAGTACGGTGCGTCTCCATCTGACTACAGAGCATACAACGCAGATAAAGACTACAGCGAGTACATGGTGCAGATCATGGACTTTGAGTTTATATCTGTCGATTGCATGTACTTTGAAGAGAAGTCAAACAGATACGGGAACACTGGTTTTTACTACGAAGGATTCGAGTACAAAGAAAGAGCTGGCTCTGTATATGAAAGAAAGCCTTACAAGCTCGAAACAGAGATGGTGTATGGTGGAACCTACATACTTGGAACAAAGCACGTTATCAAGTACGGTAAGGTAGCCAACGTACCTAAAAACATCCACGATCTTTCAAGATGCAAGATGTCTTTCTCTCCAGTTGCAACCAACCTTAAAGACAATATGCCTAAGTCTATGGTTGACAGCTGTGTAGGTTTTGCAGACATGCTTCAGATAACGCACTTGAAGCTTCAGCAAGCTATCGCCAAGGCTAAGCCAGATGGATTGATTATTGACATTGAGGGGTTGGAAAATGTGCAGCTCGGTAAGGGCGGTGAGCTTCAGCCACTAGAGCTTCACGACATCTACGAGCAGACTGGCGTATTCTACTACAGAAGTAAAAACCCAGAAGGAGGATTCCAGAATCCACCAGTTCGTGAGATAGGTAATAGCATCCGAAATATTAACGAGCTTATCGGATTGTATAACCACTACTTGCGACTCATTAGAGATACTACTGGCATCAACGAAGCGATGGATGCCTCTTCTCCTAAGGGGGATGCCTTGGTGGGTGTTAGACAGCAAGCTATTGCGGCTGGAAATAACGCCATATACGATATAACAAACTCTTCTATGATGCTCTTCAAGAAGGTTTGTCAAGATGTTGTAAAGTGCATTCAAATCATCCCGCCAGAGTCTGTGCTTATGACGGCATACAAGAATGCTATAGGCGAAGAGAACATGAAGGTTCTTAGCTCATTTAGCGACTTGCCTATGTACAACTTTGGAGTTCAAGTCCAAAAAGAAATGGAGGATGAAGAGCGTCAGTTCTTGGAGCAAAACATACAGGTGGCTTTGGCTCAGAAAGAGATAGATCTTGAAGACGCTATGGCTGTTAGAGATTTAAAAGACATAAACCAAGCGGAGAGACTTCTTGTTGTTCGACGTCAGAAGCGCATGAAGAAGCAGCAAGAGATAGCTCAACAGAACTCTCAGATGCAGGCTCAACAGCAGGCTGCTGCTGCTCAGGCTGCCAGTCAGTCAAGAATGCAAGAGATGCAGATGCAAGCTCAGATTACAGCTCAGGAACTGCAGCTTAAAAACCAGCTGGAAGCTCAGCTTGAACAAGTGAAGCATCAGTTTAGAAAAGAAATTGAACTCATCAGAGCTCAAGCAACGCTTGGATTTAGAACCGAAGAGCAAGAGTTTAAGGAAAAGCTTGAGGTTCTTAAGGAAGACAGAAAAGACGATCGTGTAGATAAACAAGCTGTGGCTCAGTCCAAACTTTTGAGTCAAAGAAAAGACCAGCGCGGCGAGCTTCCAGAAACTAAGCAAGAAACAAATATTAGCGAACTTCTTCAATAATGGCTAACAAGGTAAATTTAGATATAGCTGAAAAGCTAAACATCACGTGTAGAAAGGGCGACACCTTCACGCTCACCCTGACACTAAAGGATTCGTCTGGCACGGCCTTGACGCTGGCCACAAGTGGTTACGAATTTCTCATGCAAGTTCGCGGACCTAAAAACCCAAGGACTCAGCAAAGGCCTTTGATTATGGGTACGTCTACAAAAGGAAGGCTTGCTGAAAAAGATGGTTTTTCTACAAACTTTACTTTCACCACTGACGACAGCGGAAACGTAACCATAACTGCCTCTAACGAAGTCATGGAGAAGGTTGATGCAGGCAAGTACTACTATGACTTGCAACAAATTGTAGACAACGTAAATACTACTATATTAGAGGGTTTGTTTATTGTCAACGACGACATCTCTAAAACAACTCTGTAATGGCAATTACTGTAACAGACTCTGCTGGTAACACAATATCTGTATCTGTATCTGGAGGCACTTCAACCTCCTTTACGACTACTAGCACAGCTGTATCGGTATCTTCACCCACTGAGTCTAGTGTAGAGGTTAAGGCTCAAGGGCCTAAGGGGGATACAGGTGAGACTGGACCTCAGGGCATACAAGGCATACAGGGCATACAAGGCGAGACGGGCCCAGCTGGTGCCGATGGACAGGGTGTACCCGTGGGAGGGGATCAGTATCAACTGCTTAGAAAAGTAAGCGGAACTGACTACGACACAGAATGGGATTACGCAGACAGGATTAATATCGAAGTAAGATTTGATGAGGCGGTGTCAAAGGGAGACCCTCTTTATGTGACTGGATACAACAACGGTCAAAACAAGATCACCGTCGCAAAGGCAGATGCTTCTGACTCATCTAAGATGCCGTCGATTGGGTTGGCGTTTGCAGATTACTCTCAAAACGACAATGGTCAGGTTACGTGCATAGGAAGTCTTGAGGATATTGACACTCAGGTGGATAATGACTTTCAAGAGGGGGATGTGATTTACGTGGCTTCTGGAGGTGGGCTAACCAATGTCAAGCCCACTGGCACCAACCTCATTCAGAACGTAGGCAAGGTAGGTAGGCGTCAGCAAAACAACGGCGAGATTGTTGTGATGGCTATCGGTCGTTCTAACGACGTGCCTAACATTCCCGAGGGACAGACTTGGATTGGTAATGCAAGTGGTGTAGCCACACCAACTACTCTTGCTGATGTAGCCACTAGCGGGGCTTACTCTGACTTGAGCGGAACCCCATCCATCCCAGTGTCAGGCGTTGACTTTGATCCCGTTGGCACCGACAACAGTACAGACGTTACACTCGCTGGCGCTTACAACTACCTCACGCTTGCTGGTCAGGAAATCACGTTGGGTCAAGTAGATTACACTACGGATGTATCCAACACACCTACGATTCCTACTTCAGGCGTAGACTTCGATCCCGTTGGTACAGACAACAGTACTGACGTCACGCTTGCTGGCGCGTACAACTACCTTACGCTTGCTGGACAACAGATTACGCTTGGCCAAGTAGATTACACAACAGACATATCTAACACGCCGACTATACCTACTTCTGGCGTAGACTTTGACCCTGTCGGTACAGACAACTCCACTGATGTAACTCTTGCAGGAGCCTATAACTACTTGACGCTTTCTGGACAACAGATTACTCTCGGACAGGTAGACTACACGACAGACATATCTAACACCCCTACAATCCCAACCTCAGGGGTTGATTTCGATCCTGTAGGTACGGACAACAGTACGGACGTTTCAATCAACGCGAACGCGGGCGACGTTTTGAGTATGGGTGCGGGTCAAGTGCTTGGCTCACAAGATGCAGGAGCCGACAAGCTCGTCTTCTGGGATGACTCTGAGGGCAAGCTTACTTACGCTACGATTGGAACTAACCTGACTATGACGGCTGACACTCTCAGTGCGTCAGGAGGAGGTAGCGGAACAATCACAGCTCTTAACAATCAGGCAGAAAATAGATTAACCACTATTGGCGCGACAACCACAGAGTTGGATGGTGAGGCAAACCTGACTTTTGATGGTACGACGCTCACCGTGTCTGGCGAAGTAAGAGCCGAGCAGATATATGTTGATGCTATATTCCCAGCCTCCCCGTCAAACGGGCACTTTACAGATGGAGCTAGAATAGGTAGAGGATTCTTTACTTCTGGAGCGATTACTGCTGGCTCTCTTTACATACTCGGAGCCTCTTCATGGACACTTGCCGATGCTGACGCTGCTAGTACTGGTTCTGGACTTTTGGCTGTAGCTACAGACGCAGGAAGTGCTGCCGAAGTTGTTCTAGAGGGAGCCGTAAAGCTTGGGTCTAACACTGGCTTTAGTGGGGCTTCTAAAGGCGACGTTCTATATCTGTCCACGACAGGAGGCGAGGTCACAACAACCGCTCCTTCAGGTACTGGAGATATAGTTCGTGTCGTTGGGTACGTAATTGATGCCACTAACGGGGAAATTTATTTTAATCCTGACAATACTTGGCTTGAGTTATGAGTAAGATTATCGGTGTTGATGCAGCTAACATTGATGGTATCTCAGGTATTGGTACTGGGTCTGAGGCTCACGTACTAACCTATCCGTCAACTGGGACAATCGCTTACGGAGGACTTTCGCTTACTAGCTTTCCATTTGATTGGGCCACGTTCTTCAGCGATATCCCAGCTTACGCCTATGAGCTGTCAACCAATCAGTTTACCAAGATACAGCAGAATAGTGGCCACATACTCGCGCTAGATTCTAGTAACAATCTTTACCACAAGACTAGCGATGACACCACGAATGCGAAATGGGGCAATACCGTTTACAACGAATTTGAAGTCAGCTTGACAAACGTAGCTAGATTTATTCTATGCAGCAGCGGTGGTTATACTAGCTGGGCTCTTGCCATCAAAACAGACGGAACCCTTTGGGGCGTGGGGTATAACTTTTACGGACAGCTCGGTCTTGGCAATCAGACAAACCAAACTAGCTGGGTTCAGGTAGGTAGCGACACGGATTGGAAAGATATTGTTGGGAGCAACTATAATGCTTATGCCCTCAAGGGTGGGGCAAGTAACACTTATCTATACGCAACTGGAAGGAACACCTACGGGGCTACGGGGCAGGGTACTACCTCTGGGAACACGACATCGTTTACTAGAGTTAAAAGTGCGGCATCTACAGACTGGAGTGAGAACTTAAACTACAGTGCTGGCTCGTTCAAGTTTGGGGGCGGCAACGGAAGTTTCATGGTAATCAACTCTAGTGGAGAGCTATTTATGCTTGGTAGGGCTGGGCAAGAAGTTCCATCTGATTTGGACTCTTCTATCGCTAGATTTAGTAACCAGACATACGTCGTTCAAATAGGAACGGACACAGACTGGCAACAGCTTGTTCTTGGCAGCTACGACGCAGCCTTCCGAAAGGGAACAACGGGTTCCATTGGTCTCTACGTTTGTGGCAACACCTATGGTTTTGTAGGGGCTTCTAGCTCAAGCCATACAATCGCGCAGTACGGCACAGACACTGACTGGGACGTATTCGACGATTCTATCCAGCACGGGTATGGGCCTAGTCAGTCTGCTGCGCGGTGCTTTAAGAAAGGCGGAGTAATCAGTATGTGGGGCTATCCATCATCAGGGGCGTGGAACTCACCCACTACAAACGTGGAGGGTATTAACGCAAACACCCTCTACAACTTCCCATCTGGGGCAACGATTAATGCGTTGTCCGTCAACGTAGCTGGTGGCGCCAACACCGCGCTAATATTAAGTATAAGCTGATGAAGTACTCAGTAACGATACAATCAGAGGACGACTTGCTTCAGACATGGACAGACGCCAACTGCCCCAACATGGCGTGGGGCTTTAATGAGCGGACTCTAGAGGAGTGCGAGCAAGAGGACGGGACATACGTCGCCACATACGAAACGCTAGAAATACCAGAGGGTGAGACCATGTGTTTCACGTACCTGACTGGTTCTGGAGAAACAACTTATCACCTCCAGCCTGGAGAATATGGGGTAAAACCAGAGTAATTATATTTGCATTATGGACGTAAAAAAGAAGCTAAAGCGATTCGGGCTTTCTGGGTTGAATAAGCCCAAAAGGTCTCCCTCTGGAAAAAAGTCTCACATTGTAGCCGTTCGCGACAACGGTAAGATTAAAATTATCCGATTCGGAGAGAGGGGAGCCAGCACAGCTGGAAAGCCCAAGGCTGGAGAGTCAGCCCGCATGAAAGCCAAGAGAAAGAGCTTTAAAGCGCGTCACAGAAAAAATATTGCTAAAGGACCAACTAGCGCAGCTTACTGGGCCAACAAGGTGAAGTGGTAATGAACACCGTCAAGTACAACAAAGGCGGAAAGCTTAAAGTATCTCAGAAGTCAGTTGAGGTCCCACCTCCATCTGGATATCACTGGATGCAGGAGGGTGGCAGATATTTTCTTATGAAAGGAGAATACAAGCCTCACGACAAGGCTGTGGCTAAAGCTAAGTTTAAACTAGTTAGTCACTCATGAAGATCAACAAGAAATATTTAAGCGGTAGCAAAAACAAAAGCCGCCGCGCAGCATTGATTAGAAAGATAGCTGCTATATATAAAAAGGGGAAGCCTTATCCAAAGAACTTGGATGCACTAATGAAAGAAAGAGACTCGCTATGAAGACAATGAAGAAGGGTGGCATGGCTGGCCTGTCTGCTGCACAAAAAGAAGTATATCGTCGAGGTCTGGCTGCATACATGAGTTCTGGCAACAGACCAAAGACATCTCAACACGCATGGGCTATGGCAAGAGTTAAATCTGCCTTTGGAAAGCGCGAAGCTGCTAAGATTGCCTCTGGCAAAAAGAAAAAGAAATAATAACTATATTTGCCAAAACAATAACAAACAAAAATGGCTACTACTACCGCAACTCTTACCATCTCTAGCTCTGACTTGACTGGCGATGCACTCTCTTTGTCTTCAACGGCTACTCTTACTAAGGGCGGCTCTGTAACTGGTTTGGACCAGACCACGGGCGTCAACAGAAAGATCTACACTTCTATCAGTGAGGTAGTTTTGTTTGATGAGACTGACTTTGGTACTGCATCAGACCCAGCTCACAAGCTTTACGTAAGAAACCCAAGCACGACTAGTTCTGAGTACTTTACTATTAAGCTCGGAAACGGTGTTGGGGATGCTGGTGCATTGGAATTGGGCAGGCTGTATGCTGGAGACTGGATGTTCATCCCATACAGCGCTGCCGCCAACACCGACATTACCATCACGCCTAGTGTTGCAACGTCTATCACGTTGGAATACATGGCAATTTACCACTCATAATGGCTAGCGTAAGAGCATCACTTAGCCTCACGAGCGCTGGTGTTCTTAGCAGCCCCCTAAGCATCTCTGTTGACACAGTCCTTACTGTCGATTCAGGGTCTCTTATCAGAGCTAAAGTAAAGGGCACTGCTGTGGACACTAATGATTTGGCTGTGTATATAGCCAATCAGTGCTCCGATAGAGCATACCTCTACATCAAAAATCTTGATGCAGAGCTTGAGAACTACATCTACATTCACAACGACACTGACGCGGGTCTCGTAGCCAAGATCGGCGGCGGTGAGTTTGCTTTCATACCTATCAACCCAGAAAAAAAGCACGAAGTGTACGCAACTAAGGTTGATACGATGATTGAATACGGTGTATTTGGAAATGATAACTCATCCGCTCCATACGGAGGAACCTAATACAAAAAAATGTCTACAAAAAATATTGCCATACTCAGCGATGACGCGGCTTTTACAAACTACGAGGTTTCGGGCATCTACAACCCTTCTGCCGCTAGCATCACTGCTACTGTTATTGGGTCTATAGACACATATCAAAGTGACGCCTACAAGCCACTCACTAGCTCCACCACAATAGCAATAGCTGCTGGACATACTCTTTACGGGAGATTTACTTCTGTAAGTGGCAACGGACTTGTTGTGATGTACTGATAGTTTAAAAAATAATTTAATTAAAATGGATAACCAACCAAACGAAATTGCTGGGATGAAAGTTTTCAGCAGCCCAGAAGAAATTATGGCTTCACAGGCTCAGGAGTCACAACCTGAGACTACACCAGAGCCAGCTCCAGAACCTCAGCAAGAAGTTCAGGAGGAGCCTACGACTCAAACAGAGCCGCAGGAAGTTTCGCAGCCACAAGAGAGCGACTATGTCGATCCAGAGGCTGCACCAGTTCAAGAAACAGAGGAGTACTCAGACGCTGATTACGAACAAGCTGTCCTTCAATACATGAGCGAGAGGCTCGGCAGGGACTTTAATTCGTTTGAAGACTTTAGTACACCACAACAAAAAGCTCTTGACGAGCGCATTGAGGCTATTTCTCGCTTCGTAGAAGAAACGGGTAGAGGCCCAGAAGATTGGTTTGCGTATCAGTCGCTCAACCCATCCGAGATGGATGACATGACGGCTATCAGAGTTAGCATGGCTAGCCAATACCCATCCCTTTCTCCTGAAGAACTTAATGTGCTAGTTAACAGCAAATACAAGGTTGACCCAGACCTCAACACTGAGGATGAAGTTCGCCTTGCTCAGGTTCAACTTAAAGTTGATGCTCAGAATGCTAGACAGAGAATCGAGGAGCTTCGATCTCAGTACCAAGCGCCAGAAGTATCTACGAGTGAAGCTGAATCATTTATTGACGAAGCATGGATCTCAAACATGTCTAAAGAAGTCGACCTCATGACTGGGTTGGAATTTGACCTCGGTGGTGATAAGACCTTTACTTTTGGACTTGATGATTCGTACAAGTCGCAACTAAAACAAAAGAATGCTCGTCTTGACGAGTACTTCGACACCTACATCCATGAAGATGGGAACTGGGATTACGACAAGCTTTCTTCACACAGAGCGGTCATCGACAACATCGACGCTATCGTAGCTTCGGCTTACAAGCAAGGGTTGGGCGATGGTCAAAAGACTCTTGTAGATAGAGCCTCTAACGTACAGTCGCAGTCTCCTGTTGAATCTGGAGGTGTGAATCAAACAAACCCACTTGCTGAGCAGCTAAAACAAATTATGGGCTCTCAGGGTGGGAGAGTAACTTTTAAAATCTAAAAACTAAACAAAAATGGCTAATCTTGGCACAGATAGAACTGCAGGCACTGGTAACTTGCCTCAGATCGACCAGGCACCATCCGATTTTCGGGTATCGCCTGAAAACTATACTACCGTTGACACCTTGCTCAAGGCAAATAAGGACTTCGTCATCCCTCAACTCGTTGAGACTTACGGAGACCAAGGTATCACGGGTTTCTTGAAGCTCACGGGTGCTATCACCTCAGGAGGTACTTCAGACCAAATTGACTGGTGGGAGACGGGTCGTCGTCACGCAAAGTTCGACTACACGACTGGTGATATCGACAACACCACCACCACCAACAGCATTACTATTACTGCTGGCACCACTGAAAATGATGCTTTCAACGCCGCTGTTCAAAAGAACGATGTTGTTATGGACAGCTCTACTGGTACTCGTTACATTG